ACTCTTCTTCTTTTTAAGAATTTGAGTCAATCTGAGTTCCGTTTGTTGTGGGAATCCAAGCACCATTCGGTGACTTGGACTATAGGTCAGCCCTTAGGGACTGGTCCTTCATTCCCCGCTTTTGCTTTGTCTCATGGATTACTCGCCCTAGAAGCCGAAAGGCTTGCTGGAGTTCCTGAGGAGGAACGCGGGTCTACCTTCCTCATACTTGGTGATGATTTCATTACCAATCATGATGGAGTCCATGAACAATACCGTGGGCTTCTGAGCAGGCTTAATTGTCCTGTTTCAGAGGCTAAGTGTCTGTCTTCCAAGACCCATGGAGAATTTGCAGGTAAGTTAATTACCTCGCATTTTGTCTATCATGGTTTCAAGTACAAGGATATTTCTGATTTATCCTTTATGGATGTTGTCAGATCCCTTGGGTCCCAAGCTATATCTCGAAAGTTCTTATCAGAAGAACAATACAGATATTGTCGACTGGTCCAAGAGTTTCCCGAACCGTTTGGATTGGGTTTTAACCCTAAGGGTAGACCCTTCTCTGAACGATATCGTGATTACCTTGTGTTGAAGGACATTTTGTCTGCATCAACTCGTGAGCGATCTAAATCAACTTCTGCGGAACTGATAAACACGTTTGTTTACCAAGCGACTACAACTGTCTTATCCAATTCAATGAATTGGCCAGCAGATGTGTCAGTGCCTGATCTACGAATTACTGAGGTTGGTATTCCAACCCCTGAGAATATCGTTGACCAGATCCGTGGAGAAGTGTTAAAGCCAACCACTGTGGAGAGGGGTGACCCTCGTCCTAATCCCTTACTAGGATTACGTTTGGCAAAAATCGAAGATTTAATCTCCGGTTACTACAAACGTTCTGTGGTTGATACCGTGTCACCAGCTCCTCTTATTGAGGAGGAGGATGATGACATGGGGTTCTCACCATGATCACTTATCATGTTGTCCGTCGCCTATCCTAAGGCACGGAAAACAAATCCCGAAAGGGATGCTGTGTCTCTTTAGGTGCGCTTTGTACCTTTAGAGGAAGTATGGGAGTCATTAACCCATATCATCACAACAAAACACATAGTTTACTATGTGG